AGGGTGCAGATCACCTCGATCCCGAGGTGTGGCGCCGGGCGAACCCGGGCTACGGCGACATCTTGAACCCCGAGGACCTTGAGGTCCTTTCCCGGACGACCCCGGAGAACGAGTTCCGAACCAAGCGGCTGAACCAGTGGGTGCCGGCGGCTTCGGTCTGGCTGCCCTCGGGCGCATGGGCTGCCGTGGCCGATGCGACCGTCACGATCCCGGATGGCGCCGATTGCGTGCTCGCCTTTGATGGTTCCTACAACGGCGACTGCACGGCCCTCACCCTCGTGAGCGTCGGTGACAAACCACACATCACCCTCATCGAACTCTGGGAGCCGAGCCTCGACCGCAGCCAGGTTGACGTTCTCGAAGTCGAAGAGAAGATCCGTGCAACCTGTCGGCGTTATCACGTTCTTGAGATCGCTGCCGACCCGTACCGCTGGGAGCGCAGTCTTCAGATCCTCGCCGACGAGGGCCTGCCGGTCGTGACGTTTCCGCAGAACCCGGCCCGGATGACGCCAGCCACGACCCGGTTCTACGAAGCCGTGATGAACGGGCAGCTCACCCACAATGGCGATCCTCGCCTTGCTCGCCATGTTGCGAACTGCATCCTGAAGGTCGATTCCCGGGGCTCACGACTCGCTAAGGACGCCAAGAAGTCCGTGCACCGTATTGACGCCGCCGTGACCGCGGTCATGGCGTTCAACCGGGCGGCGAACCTCGAATCCGAGCCGGTGCCCTGGGTCGAGTTCGTCTGAAAGGAGCGCGATGAACCTTTTTCCCTGGCGTAAGCGCTCTCCGTTGGTCCCTCCCGCCGCCGTCGACCGGGATGCGTCGCTGTCGTGGCCCGATTACCTCGAGCTGTTTACCCGGTTCGGCTTCGGTGGCATCCAGTACCAGGTCCCGTCCGGGTCGATGGTCGAACTGACGGCCTTGCAAGCGCAGCGAAATCCCATCGTCGCGGCCTGCATAACCCTTCGAATGCTCGTCTTCTCGGAGATCACGTTCGCCTATCAGAATCGCCGGAACGGGATTCTCGGCGACATGTTCACGAGTTCGGCCTTGAGTCTGCTCGAGAACCCCTGGCCGAACGCCTCGACGACCGATCTTCTCGCTCGGATGGAGTTCGACGCTTCGCTGTACGGAAATTCCTATTGGGTGAGCGAGTCATCGGGTCTTTTGACCCGACTCGATCCGATGAAGGTCGACATTGCCACCACCGACATCACCCAGAACTCTTCAGGCCAGTCCATCGGTAAGCGTCTTATCGGCTACAACCTGCGAGACGACCGTCAGAATACGATCGCCGCCTTCTCGGTCGAACAGGTCGCCCATTATGCACCGATCCCTGATCCCGGATGCGAGTTCCGTGGCATCTCCTGGCTGAGCCAGCTCCTGCAGGATGTGCTCGCCGATACCGATCTCACCGAGTTCAAGCACGCCTATCTCTCGAACGGTGCGACCCCGAACCTTGTCGTGAAGTTCGGCGACAAGGTCTCGAAGGACACGGCCAAGGGATTCCGGGACGCCCTCGAGTCCGGCCATACCGGACCCCAGCAGGGATTTAAAACCCTGTACCTCGGCGCCGGAGCCGATGTCTCGGTTGTCGGGTCGAACTTCGAGGGTCTGATGCTCAACTCCGTGCAGGCCGCGGGCGAGACACGCATCGCTACGGCCGCTGGTGTGCCCCCAACGCTGCTGTCGCTTTCGGAAGGCATGAAGGGCTCGGCACTCAACTCGGGCAACTACGCATCGACCAGGCGGCGATTCTCCGACGGCACGATCCGACCGATGTGGCGCAAGGCTTGTTCGGCCCTGCAGACCCTCGTGCCGCCGCTCTTCCCGGGTCCACGCCTTTGGTACCTCGAGAACGATGTCCCGTTCCTCCAGGAGGACCTGACCGACGCAGCGACGAGTCGCCAGATGGATGCGACGACGATCCGGACCCTTACCGACGGCGGCTACGAGCCCGACTCGGTCGTGAAAGCGGTGTCGACGAACGACCTTAGCCAGCTCGTTCACTCGGGACTCTTGAGCGTTCAACTTCAGCCCATCACCGAAAAGAGCGCCGAGGCGAAGCCGCCGACGCCGAGCGCCCCCGCCCTAAACGGGGCTGCCGAGCCGGTCCCGGCTGCCTGATCTCCCGAGGTGACCATGCCTGACCTGAATTCTTCCGACCCAGTGATCTCTCGTGACGAGGTGAGCGATGGTCTGGCCCAGGGTGTCGACGCCGTCCTCGACGAAGCGGTGGACCTGCTCAAAGGGATCGATCTCACGACGCTGCCGCCGGACATCCAACAGGCGATCGCCCTTCTCATCGCCGCCGAGGCAACCGCCGATGAGCTGCTTGACGCTCTCGGGCTGGCCGACCCGGACGAGCTGGGCGAAGACGGTATGGACGAGGCAACAGCCGATGGAATGCGAGCTCGCCTCGCCGAGCTCGAAACGGTCGTTCGGGCGCGGGTCAACGGCATGGATCGCACGATCGAGGTTTTCCGTCAGGTCGAGTTCGAGTCGTCGCCCTCGTTGGATGGCCTCACTCTCGAGGGCTACGCAGCAGTGTTCAACGAGCCGACCCTGATCGATTCCTGGGAGGGCACGTTCCGCGAGCAGATGATGCCCGGCGCTGTCGACAAGACCTTGGCGGAGCGCATGCCGGTGATGATGTTCGACCACGGGAAGCACCCGCTCATTGGTCAGATGCCGATCGGGACGTATCAGATCGCCCGGGCCGACGACAAGGGCCTGTATGTGAAGGGTCGTCTCTCGGATAACTGGCTCATTGAGCCCGTCCGGGATGCCATTCGAGACGGTGCCGTGAAGGGCATGTCCGTCCGCATGCGGGTTCTGCAAGACAAATGGACGAACGGCTCGGATCACATCCCGAACCGTTCGCTCACCGAGATCGCTATTCACGAAATGGGGCCGGTTGTTTTTCCGGCCTATATCGATACAACGGTCAGTGTGCGAAGCCGAGAAGTTGTCACTTCACTCACCGACCCGCAGGTGAAGCGAGAGATCGCCCGCCTGTTCGCTATGGGCACCGATTTGTCGGCCGCCCGCAACATCGTCGAGCCGGGCAGTTACCACTCGACCCGTTCACGTTCACAACGCAAGGCCCTCCTGGCCTTGCTCACCGAAAGGAGCGGCTAAGTGCCAACCCCACTTGAAGAGCTGCGTGCTTCGGTGGCAGAACTGCGGGGCGAGATCGTCCGGCTGTCTGACATCGAGGACATCAGCGAAGAAGATGACGAGAAGCTCACCGTCATGATGTCCGAATACGAGATCCGAAAGGCTGACCTCGACAGGCTCGAGGAGCGTGCCAGGCGCATCGAAGAGATGAAGGCGCTCACGACCCAGACGGTCGTCGGGTATGACCCGAACTTCGGCGTTACCCGTGAGGTCGACCCATTCGAGGGCGACGTGATGACCCTTCCCCGGCCTGAACTGCGTGACCGGGCGCTGAAGGTCGTCGAGACCGAGGGCAGGAGCCTTTCGGCCGCCCAGCAGGACAAGCTCGATTCCCTGCTGCGTAACCGTCTGCCGGACCGGGACAACGCCATCATCGCCCAGCGGATGCTCTTAACCGAGCACCCGGCGTATCGCAGCGCCTTTATGAAGGGCGTGACCGGTCGACCGAACTTCTCGGCCGAAGAGTCCCAGGCGCTTTCCGCCTTCGATGAGTTCCGTGCGGCATCAGAAGGCACGATGGCCGCCGGTGGCTTCGGCGTGCCGGTTCTCATCGACCCGACGATCATCTTGACCTCGGGTGCAGCCGATGCCCCGATCTTGAACATCGCCCGAACCGTCAACATCACGACGAACCAGTGGAAGGGCGTGACCTCGGCGGGCGTGGTTTGGTCCTTCGATGCCGAAGGCACCGAAGTCTCGGACGACACTCCGACACTCGCTCAGCCGACGGTCCCGGTCTATATGGCACGAGGATTCGTGCCCTACTCGATCGAAGTCGGGATGGACTACCCGGGGTTCGCCGAAGAGATGTCGATGCTGTTGAACCAGGGCTACCTCAACCTGGTCGCAATAAAGTCGATGTCCGGCACCGGGACCCTCGAGCCAAACGGGATCTTCACGGCGATGCAGAACGCCACGACCTCCCCGGCCCACGTCCTCGTGACGACGAAAGGCGCCCTCGGAGCGATCGACGTTCGCAAGGCGTGGAGTGCTCTTCCCGAGCGGTTCCGGCCGAATGCGACGTGGCTGATGTCGGTCGATGTCGAGAACCAGGTCCGTGCCTTCGGCAACGCCCTTGCGTTGTCCGACTACACGGTGAACCTGGCCGCCGACGGTACCTCGGTGCTCACCGGTCGCCCGGTCGTGACGACGGACTATGCGCCGTCCTTCGTCGGCACAACGGGTGCCGAGTCCTTCGCTGTGGTCGGTGACTTCCGCAATTACCTGATCGTCCAGCGTGCCGGGATGGCGGTCGAGCTCGTCCAGCACCTGCTCGGCACGACGAGCGGCAGGCCGACCGGTCAGCGTGGCTGGTTTGCATGGGCACGGCTCGGCTTCGATGCCGTGAACACGAACGGTTTCCGGCTGATCGCGAATACCTAGTCCGACCATTTAGCAGGAAGCGTCCCGACCCGTCGTCCCGGCGGCGGGTCGACGGGTCGGGGCTCACCTTTGCCGCCGAAGGAGAAAATCGTATGCGCTACGTCTATGCGACATCGACCTGTGTGGTCGTTGACAAGGATCAGATGCCGACCACGCTCGTCGCTAATGAGCCTTGGGACCCCAATGCCGAGCTCGTGCACTTGCGCCCCGAGCTCTTCAGCGATGAGCCGCTCGTCGTTCGTGGTCGCCAGCTCGCTTCACCGATCGAGATGACGACTGCTGAGCCTGGGCAGGTTCGTCGGGGTCCCGGTCGCCCGAGGTCGGTTGCTCCGTGACTGTCGATGGATCATCCTCGGCCGCCGTGCTGCAGGAGAACAATGTCCTGCTCGGCTACCTCCACATGGACGAGGTCTCGACGAGTTTTCACAAGTCGCTGATCGATCTGATGGGCTACGAATCGGCTCGTGGAAATCATCTGTACGCATGGGCGACCGTCAGCCCAGGCATCGGGGACATTCCGGGCGGTCGAAACGACCTGTTCAAACAGTTTCTCGAAAGTCCTTGTGAGTGGCTGTTCATGGTCGATTCCGATATGGGATTCGAGCCGAACACGCTCGAACAGTTGCTTTTGTTCGCCGACAAGGAAGAGCGGCCGATCATCGGTGGCCTGGCGTTCGCTTATCGCCAGACGGTGGCCGATGGTCTTGGTGGCTTTCGCTGTTTCCCCATGCCGACGCTGCTCGAATGGGTCGAGCACGAGGACGGCGTTTCACGCTTTACCGGGCGGCGTCATTATCCGGTCAATCAGCTCATGCAGGTCGGCGCCACTGGTGGGGCGCTGCTCCTGATCCATCGCCAGGTCGCCCAACGGGTGAAAGACAGTTACGGGGAGGACTGGTTTACCCGGATCTTCGACGACGGTGGCGGGCTGATGGGCGAAGACATCTCGTTCTTTGCTCGGACGCAGGCGCTTGATATTCCGCTCTACGTCCATACCGGCATTCGCACAACGCATCACAAGCGGCTTTGGGTGGGCGAGCAGGATTTCTGGATGAGCTTCCGAGCACCGTATGCGACCGAGCCGATCGATGTCATCGTTCCGGTTCTCCACCGTCCGCAGAACATTCCGCGGTTCATGGAATCTTTGAGGGCCTCGACCGGACTCGCGACTGCCTGGTTTGTCTGCGAGGAGGACGACGACGAAGAGATCGAAGCGGCTCTCGATCACGGTGCACAGGTGCTGACGAGCCCGGACGCTCATTCGTTCGCCGAGAAGGTGAACCTGGCCTATGCGAAGACCTCGGCTCCTTGGCTTTTACTCGTCGGGGATGATGTCTACTTCCGCCCGGGTTGGCTCGATCACGTCCAGGATGTTTACCGCCGCTACGGCGCCAACGTGGTCGGAACGAATGACCTTTGCAACCCCAGGGTCTTTCACGGTGAGCATGCGACCCACTCGGCTATTCGCCGGTCCTACATCGACGAGCTCGGGGCGTCCTGGGATGGTCCGGGTGTGGTCTGTCACGAGGGCTACCACCATTGGTACGTCGACGACGAAATCTGTACCGTCGCCAAACAGCGGGAAACCTTCACTGTCGCCCTTGGTTCCGAGGTCGAGCATGTGAACCCGTTGAACGGCGTGACGCCGATGGACGAGGTTTACGTCCTCGGGCAAAAGCATGCTCACGACGATAAGAAGGAGTTTGTCGCCCGGCTCAAGCAGTTTGCATCGTGAACAGGCTGAACCTCGGTAGCGGTGATTACCCGGCACCGGCACCGTGGATCAACATCGATCAGTTCTCTGGTGGGGCGTGT